CGTCACCTACAAAGGTGGCGATCAGTGGGCGTTTGGTCGGCGACATTAAAGCCGCGACGTTGAAGTTCATATTCCTTCTCCTTTTATCCACGGACGCGGTTTCCCGCGTTTCGCCGTTACCGGCTCGTCAGCGTGAAACTATTGATTTTTTTCCAGCCATTCCTTTGCACGCTCAATTTGCTTTGCCTTTACCGCTTCGTTTGTGCGGTCTTCTCCGACAAAAAAAAACGCGTTTACAGTAGCTCCGTTACCGGCAACAACCTTTTCAGCAGCTTGTCTCATCGCATTCACACTTGGGCCCATATTTTTCTCTCCTCTCTGTAGTAAAGTATAGGGCCAGTCTTTCTTCTTGTAAAGAGAAAGTTTTCGCATTTCAAGGTTTTTTTTCAAACCCATATATTTGATTCTTGGCGCGTCTGTTTCTGTCCATTTGGGTGAGCTTTTGATGGCATGAGTAGCAAATTGCCACCAAGTCGAACAAAGGCTCGTCCCCCGCGTGTTTGTAGGTTAGGTGATGCACCTCGCTGGCCTCGCATTTTAAGCAAGCCTGACAAGTTCTGTTGTCTCTTGCCATAACCCTTTCGCGCTTTCCTTTCCAAATCAAGGTGGTTGTATATTCATTGTAGTTATGCCACCAGGTCGCCTCTTCTTCTTCGGCTACCCGAGCTTTTTCTTCAGCAGCTTTTCTTTGCTCGGCATACTTTATCTCTCGCATTCTGTCCCGCGAGTTTACGTCAAGAGCCGGTGCAGCGTCTTGCATCTGTACGCTATAACCCGACTTTATCCCCACATAACCTGTGTCATACTCAAAACAGGTCAAACACTGAAGAGCTGGCATCCTTGCACCGTTCGACATTCGGCCAAGGCGCAACTCGGTTTTGCCTCCGCATCGTCTGCATGGTCTTTCTTTAGGCATCATCTGACTCCAAAATGTCCTTAAACTCTGGATGGTACAACCGGCCACCATGTTCAAAAAGAAGGCCCATTTCAATCGTTGATTTAAGCATATCGTCACGCTCCCACGCTTTCATATTTAAGAAACGTCGCTGCAGATCGCGCCGAGTTATTCCTTCTCGGCCAGATTCTTGAACCCGAAGAACCATTTTCTTATTCAAGCGCTCGGTTTCATTGTCGGCCACGTTCTCGCTGATGCGTTCCATAATATTGTTTGCGCACCAAATAGCAATTTCTCGGCCCCAGACAAACGCGCTATGGTCAATTATCGGATCGGTTACGCTCATTGAAATTGCGTAAACCATTGCCAATTTCGTCGCATTCTCGGCCACGCGGGAATAAATCGCCCGTGCCTGTTCCTTCAGCTCGCGGTTCTGGGCCATTAGCTTGGTCATTGAGTTGTCTAAATCGATGAACGCATCGTCGACCTCGTCGGGGATCCAAACGATCTTTTTCCCAACAAACTGGATTCCCGAAAGCTCAATCAGCCGGGCTTTGATCCCGGTTGGTATCGTTCGATCATATCGTTTTTTAACCCGGTCTTCTCTTTCTTCCCCGCACGGTATAACCAACATTCGGGCAATGAAACCATCGGAACCGTGTTCGCTTGAAAGCGCATCGTAGAAAGTTTGATGGGTCGAGGTGGCCTGCAGCACAAAGCAGGGACTCTGGATGATGGTCTTAGGTCTGGCCTTTTTGTCGGCGTAAGCGGTGCCGTTGTAGGTTGTTCCATAGGATGAATAAAGCTTCATCATCGTTGACATGATTTCTCGCTTGGTGCTTGAGGAGTTTTTGTTGGTGATCGACTGGAGCGCATACCCAAACTCGTCAAGAAAAAAGAGCTTAGATGCGTTGTCGGCAAGCTCGGCAATAAGTCCTGGAGCAGAGGCAATGTCGTCGGCCCCCAAAAACCGATATAGATCAAGTTCCGATAAAATGTTGTTTATCACGTTCTTGGGCTTCTGCTTTCCGCTTCCAGACTCGGCCAAAGCCACCAGCATGAGGTTTGGCCCAAGGCCAGTATAAGTCTCATATTTCCCGCCAGCAAGAACCGCAACCAGTGCGACGGCTGCTGAAACTGACAAAAGTGGGAGCGGTCTTTCCGATTGGGCCATGATAAACTCGGCAATATCTCGAATCAAACCCTCTGAAGGCATAAACTCAGGCGGTGGCCCTGCCTTCCTTGTCACGTTATTGACCAAGCTATCGGTAATCCGTTTCTGTCGACTCTCGCGCATCTCGGCGGTATACGCTTTGGCCGTTTTTAAATATTCCTGTTCTTCCAGCCATTCGGCCTCTGTCTTGCCGTCGTACTGCGAAATCGAAACTACCATCGCCTCTATCTCGGCCTCTGGCAACGGCTCAAGGCACATCTCTTTGTTGTAGGCGTGGAGCATGGCCCCTAAAACCGTCTCGCTCAACTGAGTCGATTTCCACGACCTGACCCCGAAGTTAAAAACCTCGTTGTGCCGAGAGCCGTTCGGAATCTTTTCGCCACCCAAAGAAGGGTCTCTGGTCTTTTTGACCGGGTTGTCGAGCGCGTGAACCCACCAGTCCGGCACATCGGCAATGTCGCAGCCGTCGAAAGGACTCTCAATCCATTCATAAAAACCGTTAACGTGGTTCGACGGCGGTGCGACAATATACCCACCATCGCCCCGCGAGTCGATTCCAGGCACTACGCCGACGGTAGTCTTTATGTGCCGTTTTGGGTGTAAAAATACGTGATGCTCACCACCACCACCAGTGCGCTGCCAAACGGTCTTGGGAATATCGTAAAGGCCACGCTTGCCCATGTCGTCAATGTCAATAACGACGATGCCCGATTCTTCGCCAGTTCTGACCCCAATGTTGGCATCCGGCCAACGGCCCCACCATTCCGCTATCTGAGCAGGGTCGTCGCTGGCATTCAAAAGGCCGTGCTTGATCCTTGGGTGCTTTCCCCGGCTCTCACATTCGAGGTTCCCGCAAGAACACCCTGTGCCGATTACGGTGTGCAGCGGAAACACTTGCCACCCAAGCGTCGTATACGCCAAAGCCGATTCGCGCTTCTTCATGAACCGCTCCAAATAAAAAAACCCTTCAGAGCGAGCCAGGTGGTGGGCCTGTTAACCGGTGGAAGAACCGGAAACTCGTTCAAAAGGGTATCTTTTCTTTCACCGAGCCTTCCAACCCGAACCCGACGGTCACCAACCAACGGATACACTGAAAATAGCATAAATCGCCCCCTTAGGGAACTATCAACCTCAAAATTGACAGTGTCAATGGTGTCAATTTAGCATATTGACAGGTTAATTCTTGACTACACCAAGAGATAACCTGTGTTTTTGAAGTGTCTATAAAAACCATATCCCTACACAAATACACAAAGGAATAGGGGTATGGTAGCATTGACAGATTGACACAAGGATACACACACACTAGTACAACATACATATATATATATGTTATATATATTTAGTATTTCTAGAATGTTTGTTTTTGGTCGTTTTAGTGTCAATATTTGTTATTGACATTTATTGACAGGTAGGCGAAAACGGACAACTCTTGTCAGAGCGACGTTCCAGCAGTAGACTCTGACCAAGGAAAGACCATGCCAACCTTAAGACCTGAAAACTTAAAATCTCTTGCTGATCGAACAAGCGAAGAACAACGGAAAATAGCTACCCTCGGTGGCATCCGTTCCGGCGAGGTGCGCCGAGAGAAGGCCAGAATGTCGGCCATGTGGGCCAACTGGCTATCTGAAGAACATGGCATAACCATCGACGGCAAAATGCAAAAGCTTTCTGGTAAAGCGCTGCTGGAACGGATCACCACCAAGATTCTGATAGAAGGCTCCCCGACCTCGGTCGCCATGATGCGCTTGATGCTCGACGCTACCGAAGGTGCCAAGTCCCGGCTCTCCGGCCCAGACGGCGACGACCTGTTCAAAGCCTTTGACTCAAAGCCAGAGGCCGAGCTACGAGCTATCGCCGGTATTCCTGAGCTGGAACTGTGACCAAGGAAGAGATTTACGCCAAAATAAGCCTTGCTCGCCAGCACCTGGCACACTTCACCAAGCTCACTTTTCCGGCTTACGACCTGACCCGCAGCCATCAACTTTTTGCCGGCGTCCTCAATGCTTTTGCTCAAGGCAAAATCCGCAAGCTCATTATCAGCCAGCCACCCCAGCACGGAAAATCCGAGCTTTCCTCCCGCCGGCTGCCGGCCTTCCTTTTAGGAAAATATCCCGATTCCCAGATTGCCATTGCAGCATACTCGCAGTCGTTTGCCCGAAAGTTTGGCCGGGAGGTTCGCCGGATTATGGCCGATGACAAATACCGGCACATATTTCCCGCTTCACGGTTGGCCGAACCGATAGACAAGGGCTATACCAACTCAGCCGATATAGCCGAAATTGTTGGTCACCGAGGTTCGTTGATTCTTGCCGGTCGAGGCTCTGGCCTTACTGGTATGCCGGTCGACTGGCTTTTGATGGACGACCTGTACAAAAACTCCGAAGAGGCAAACTCCCCCATAGTGCGGGCTTCTGTCATAGAATGGTACAAGACCGTGGCAGAAACCCGATTGCACAACGACTCGCATCAATTAATCGTGTTTACCCGCTGGCATCAAGAAGACCTGGTTGGCTGGCTTGAGTCTCAAGGCTTGGTTGATGAGTTAACCGACCGGGTGCAACTTGAGGACGCGGATTCATCGCGCTGGCTCAAACTAAACTTTCCGGCAATCAAGGATGGTCCGGCCATTGACCTTGACCCGCGTGAACCTGGGGAAGCGCTTTGGCCCGACCGGCACTCAGCAGCCAGGCTGCTGGAAAAGAAAACTCAAGACCCAGAAGTCTTTGACTCTCTCTACCAAGGCGACCCAAAGCCGTCCAAAGGTTTGCTCTATGAAGGCGGGTTCTTAGAATACGATAACCTTCCCGAAGTGATCAGCAGCCGGTGGGCATATGTCGACACGGCAGACGAAGGAAAGGATTACCTTTGTGCCATTTGCGCTGTTTTCGGCGAAGGTAAAATATACATTGTTGACATTCTCTACACCCAAGACGGCCAAGAGATCACCGAGCCGTTGAGCGCCGAGCTATTCAAACGCAACCTAGTCGACACCGCGCACGTTGAATCCAACGCCGGAGGGCGAGCATTTGCCCGAGCAGTCCAAAGGCAACTTGAGGCTGATCGAAGCCAAGTCAAGGTTCGATGGTTCACCCAGACCAAAAACAAAGAGGCAAGAATCATCACCAACTCCAGCCAAGCCAGACAGTCAGTTCTTTTCCCCAGAGGTTGGCGCACTCGCTGGCCAGAGTTTTCCAGGCACATTTTAGAGTTTAGAAAGGTCTTCCGTTCCAACTCGCACGACGATGCTGCCGACGCGCTGACCGGCATCATCGAAACCTCGCCACTAGTTTATTCGTTCAGTTTTGTGCTATAAAGCCCAAGGAGGGCAAAATGATAGTTTCAGGATTTTGTCATTGCGAGTTTCCAGCCATTCACAAGTGCGTTAAATGCGGGGAGAAACTTTGCAACAACCACTTTCCCTCTCACGTCTGCTCAGGTGATCTATTCCCAGCAGCCAAGACGGCTAAAGTGATCAAACCCGGCAATCCTCCCCGGACAAAATAAAAGGCCTTTTGCCTTTTCCCGGCTCAGGTGGCCCCCCTGCCTGAGCCGGTTTTTTATGTATCCTTGACAAATGATTGAATAGGTTAGCATTATCAACCAGAACGGGAGGGCCCCGATGATATTGTCAAGCAATGTTCTTGTTTTGCTTTCGCAGCAGTATGCGCGCGAAGTTTCCAACTCGCTGGTTTATGACCTTTTTTCCTCTTGGGCAGCCGACAACGGACTTACCGGAACCGAAAAGCTCATGAAGTCGCAGGCTGACGGCGAGCGTGGTCACGCTGCCAAGGTTCTGGCTTACATTTCCGACCGCAACGCTCAACTGATTCCTGAGTCAATAATGCTCACCACGCCGCCCACTGGCTTCTTTGATTTGCTGACCAGATACCAGCAATTAGAGCGCGACACCACGGATCAGATCATGGTTCTTCACGCTGGAGCCTATCAAGCGGAAGACTATGCAACTTGCGCGTGGCTCAATCAGCCAGGCGGTCTAGTGCTTGAGCAGGTAGAGGAAGAGGCGCTTGTCCAGACCATTCTTGACCGCGCAGCCATCCGCACCGGAAATGATTCTTTGACCGGCGAAGACCTGGGAGAAGCAATCCACGACCTAGATATTTTTGTTGGTAAGCGCGCATGAGTCTGCTTGATCGGTTATTCGGCAAGGCCGCCAACCCAAACGCAACTCTAAACCGTACCTGGAGCCAAGCACCGCGCTCGGAAACGACCCGGCTTCCGCAGCTCTTTCACCAGTCCCCGCGCCTTGATCCGGTCGAACTGATCGCCTCAACCATTGCAGGCGCGCCGATGGAAATATTTGACCGCATCCAACTTAGGCGTGACCCGAAAGCAATTCCGGCAGCCGATCACTCTTTCTACGACCTCATGGACAACCCGACCCCAATGTTTCCCGAGCTGGATGAGTACGCTCTCAAATACATCACCGTGGTCTTGGTCGAGCTTCTGGGTGAGTGCTTTTGGATAAAGATCCGTGATGGCCGGAAGGTCGTCGAGCTTCTCCCCATGCCACCGGCGTGGTGTATCTTGACCCCAACCAGCGCCAACCCCCGATTCCTGTTTCAACCTTTCGGAACTACTGCCGGTAAAACGCTGCAAGTCGCACCCGAAGATGTTGTCTGGTTCAAGCAGCCAGACATTACCGACCCTTACGGAAGAGGCCGGGGAAGAACTGAAGCAGTCGGCGGGGAACTGGATTCTGATGAGATGGCCGAGAAGTGGCAGAAGAACTACTTCTACAACGACGCTACCCCGCCATTCTGGGCCAACTTGCCCGGCGTACAGACCAGCGATCTTGAGCGGATGCGAGACTCTTGGAGCCAGCGCCTTGGCGGTTGGCTCAATGCCCGCAAACCAGCTTTTACCAATTCCGAAAACCTCCAGATCACCAAGCTCGCCGATTCAATGCGGGAGATGGACTTCGTTCAATCCCGCAAGTGGATGCGCGACGTGTTCCTGCAGCACTACGCCATACCGCCGGAGATGTTCGGCATCCTTGAGTCTAGCAACCGATCGACCATCGACTCAGCCTACTACCTTTTCAGCAAGAACGTCATCTCCAAAAGACTTGGTTTTTACGAGCGAGCTATCAACCGGCAGCTGGTTTCGGTCGACTTTGACAACCGGCTTGTGGTCAAGTTTAAGTTTCAGATCCCAGAAGACGAGCAGTTTACTTTGACCAAGGTTAATGAGGGCCTGGCTCGCGGCGCTTTAACACGAGCCGACTGGAAAAAGGCTATGGGTTACCCTGTTGAGGCCGGTGATGAAGTATACTTGATTCCCTATTCTTTGGCCGAAGTTCCCAAGGGTGGCGTCAAGCCAACACCCGAACAGCCATCGGCAGTTTCGGCTCCCGCAGAATCAATCGAAACTGTCGAGCCTTTTGTCGAGGTCGCAGATGCGGATCAACCGGCACCGGCTCCCTCCAAGTCGGCCACCGTTGGAACCCCGCGCAAGCTTGAACACTGGAAGGCTGCGGACTCAAAAGCCACTCAAGGCGAAGGAATGTTCCGCTCAAGGATAAGAACCTACTCGGCCACCCAGCAGGCCCGCCTCAACAAGGAACTTGCCAAGAACCCAGAAGCCTACCAGAAAGCACTTGATACCGCGTTCTCAGGTGCTGATGAGGCTTTGCTTCACGCTCTGGCCCCGGCTTGGCTGGCCTCAATGACCGATGGCGCCGAGCTTGGCCGAAACGTATTGTCAAAGAAAGTTGCTCCTTCATTTACGCTCTATAACAAAGAGTTCGACGCTTGGGTCAAATTGCACGGCCTCAAGAAAGCCAAAGAGATCAACGAAACCACGTATAACAATTTGCGAACCAAAATGGCCGAGCAAGTTGCCCTTGGAATTGGTGCAGGTGAAGGTGTCGGGGTTGGAATCAGCGGGCAAGAGATCGCACCGCTCTCTCAGCGGATGCTAGACGTTACCGCTGGAGTTTACGATGACATGAGCGGTTACCGAGCCACTATGATCGCCAGAACCGAAACCATGACCAGCGTTAACTTTGGGCAACAGGTTGTCTATGAGTCTGAAGGCGTGAAGCAAAAAGAATGGACGGCCACGCAAGATGAGCGCACCAGGCCAGATCACCTTGACGCCGATGCTCAAGTTGTTGGAATCAACGACACTTTTACTGTTGGAGGCCAGCAGCTTGAATACCCTGGCGACCCCAGAGGCGACGCGGGCAACGTGATAAATTGCCGTTGCACCATCTTGCCGGTTATTGACGGTTAAGCAAAAAGAGAGGCATTATGCAAACCATGAACGCGACCAAGAACTTTTCGGTTACCTCCAAAGATTCCTCAACCAACTCGCGCATCATTCGCTTTGTCGGTTCCGACGAATCGGTCGACCGCGACGGCGACACTATTGCAGTCGACGGCTGGGACTTGGCGGCCTACACCAAAAACCCTGTCGTGCTTTACGGCCACGACCAGCGCGACCTTCCTATCGGTCGATCTGTGGTAACCATTGATCGGCGAGCCAAGCAGCTTCTCTTTGACGTAAAGTTTCCCACCATTGCCGAGCTTTCAAGCGACCCAGATCACCCTTCGGAACACGCTTTAAAGGTAGACGCCATTTACAACCTCGCCAAAGCTGGCATCCTTAACACGGTTTCGGTCGGCTTCCGTGGCATCGACTACGAGATCACCTCGACCGGATACGCTTTCAAGAAACAAGAACTAATGGAAGTCTCGCTGGTTCCAGTACCCGCCAACCCCAACGCTATCGCCATCCTCCGTGCCGCCAGTTTTGGCGACGCGATCATTAAAGGAGTCACTACCATGACCGAAAAACTTACCGAAAAAGGCAATCGCCGACTGTCTATGGAATCGAAAGCCATGTTGGATATGCTACATTCTGACATGATGAAGGCCTGCACAACGCTGCGCGGTTTCATTGATATGGGCGAACCGGACACTTACATGGCCGACGGTATGGGAAATATGCCAGCCGACGACAAGACCGGAAACCCGGTTGTCGGCCAAGAGATCGGCTCGAACGTAAACGAGCAGCAACCAGCAAAGGATTTTATCGAGATCGTGGAGAAGAACTCCTAGATCGTCCTACAAAAAAAAGGAGGCACACAATGGGTGCTTTGACTATGGACGAGCTTGACGCAAAAATTGATAGCAAGCTCAACGAAAAGAAGTCGGCTCTGAGGGCTGAGTTCCAAGAAGTTTTTGACGCTTCGCACGCCGAAGCGGTGAGCAAGGGTTACAAGGAAGAGCCAGCGGTCATCAAGCTTGGCAAACTGATCAACTTGTTTGGTCAGTCTGGCGGTTCGGTCGACAAGATGGCTTTCCTGAGCAAGAAGATGTACGGCGACGACAAAGAAATCGGCGGCTACGTTTCCAAGGCTCTTGAGGCCGGTGTTCCTTCCTCGGGCGGTTTCGGCATTCCCCAGGTTCTTTCGGCTCGCGTGATTGAGGCTCTTTACGCTCAGACTATCCTCGACAAGGCTGCCGTTACTCGCCTGCCGATGCCTAACGGAAACCTTCGCTTGGCTCGTATGGATACGACCTCCACTGTCGGTTGGGTTGGCGAGCTTCCCGCTGCCAGCACCACTCAGCCCGTTTATGGAGACGTAAACCTGTCTGCCAAGAAATTGTTTGCTATCAGCGAAATCAGCAACTCGTTGATTCGCTACAACTCGGTTGGAATTGAAGGCTGGCTGGCCCGAGACCTTCAGAAGAAGTTCCGCTTGGCTCTTGACTACGCTGCGTTCTACGGCCCCGGCACCCAGTACTCACCCAACGGCCTGACCAACCTCGGCGTTCAGACCATTGGATCTTCCTCGACCGTGCTTGACCAGTTCGCTCCCCGCAACATGATTGCGCTCCTAAAGGCTGCCAACGTCCCCATGACCAACCCTCATTGGGCCATGTCGCCCCAGATGGAATCGTGGCTCATGAACTTGAAGACCACGACCGGCGCTTGGATCTTCTTGCAGGAAATGAGCGAGCGCGGAACCCTGGCTGGCTACCCTTACCATGTATCGACTCAGATCAGCTACACCGACACGACCGTCGACTACGGCGACCTGTGGATCGGCGACTTTGACGAGTTTA